TCAAGCGCCTGCTTCATGACTTCAATCATTTCACTTTTGCTGCGCATTCCGCGCACCTCCATCGTTTAACAGGACTCTTTGACAGCTTGTAGCCGCCGCCTTCAACTGGTCTTTCCCGCCAGCAGTTGCTGCACCACTTTTTTGGCTGCTCGCTTTTTTCGCTGGTATTCATTCCGTTTCTCTCTTTTGTATTGGATAGATTTTTCAATCCGGCGTTCATCGAGCGTTTGAGGTACGTTGTTCACGTACTCCGCCCAATTCATGCCATTACCCTCAGCAGAAACATCGTGAAATCGCTAGGCTCAAACTCGTCCCACCACACGTCCCCTTCGTGGGTGCCGAAAAAACTTTCGTTGCCAGGACTGCGTTGCCAGCCCCGTTCGTCGTAGTAAATCAGTGTTGGACTTGCTGCAAACTCGCCCCATTCGACTACATACCAACCGGGCTTAATGGGTTCCTCTCGCGTTGCGCTGATCTTCATTCTTCTCCCTTTCTTGTTTTTGCCGCCACTCTCTGAGTGCAAGATAAGCGGCGTTATACAAGTTGCCGGACTGCATTGCCCAAAATGCGTTAGATACATCGACCAACATTGCCAAAGCGTTTAATTCTTCTTCACCGACATTAAACTTTTCATCATTAAAAGTATCACGAATGTTGCACAGCGCAATTCCAGCGGCTCGGCACACTGCCATCACACCATCATTTTTTTTTGTATTTGATGCCAGCAATAATAAGTCTCTGGTATCTAGCATCACATCAAACTGACTAGGGCCAGCACTACCATTTCTGAACGATTGCAAAGCAATCAGAGTGGCAATTTCAGATTCGGGCATTGTGTATTGAGCAACCATTACCGGCATTACTGCCGGCCTGATTTTTCGATTGCTTCGCTTTCTCATGCCGGCCCCATAAACAAGACCGGCACGCATGCCATGCACACCAGAAAAACAACGGTGTCGCGATCAGATGCAAGAATCCACTTTTTTCCTAGTTTCAAAATGCTTCGAACCCAGCCTTTACGCTGGTGAATCACTGCGCGACGATCAACGTAATCACGCATCGGATAAAGCTCTACCGCACGACGGGCCAACTGTTGCTTTGTTTTCATGTTGCCTCCCTGTGTATGCTGCAAGTAAGCCCCCGAAGGGGCTGGTTTGTTACCAACCAAGCCGATTCATTTCTTCCTGCATCGTGTTATGCAGATCGTTCAGATTGCGTGCGAGCAATTCAAGATCCAATGCTTCGTCACTCATCATTTCTACTTTGTAATCAACATCACGAATAAAGCGCAAAACTTCGGTTTGCTCAGTAAGACTTTGATTCGCCTGAATGATAAACATCGGTTCAGATGCCATATTTGCCGCGTCACACTGCACATCAAATGCAGCATCTTTGGCTTGATACTGACCCCAATTATCAGAGTCATAAAGCTCATAAATAAACAAATCAATTTTTGCGATTGCTGATTTTGTCAATTTGACGTCGGACACAAAGAAACCTTCAGGGGTGGTGATCGGGGTGAAATCAAGTGTTTGCATGATGCAGATCCTTGGTTGGTGTTGCGTTGTTGATGTGTTGATATTACGCACAATGCGCGCATGATGCAAGTATTTTTAACAAAAGAATGTAAAAAAAGTTTTCGGGCAATAAAAAACCCGCTTTGTGAGCGGGCTTTCTATGAGGTTCTATGGGTTTCTATAGGTGTTGGCAGGCGCGAATCCAACGCGCTTAACGAGTAATTCAGGCGTCCCATTTTCCTCGTGACTGTCGTTTGCCACCAACAAAAAAGCAAACCGGAAAAACCGAGTTTTCATCCCCATGAAAGTTTAAGGATTCCCGATTTGCTTATTTGTTGGCGCAGGCAATAATTTGCCTTTGGGCATCTTCATTGCCTTTTGCCACTATAACAAAATCGCCAATACTTTCAAGGTACGCATGCCAGTCTTTTTGATCTGGCGAGACTGTTCCGCCTTTGGTGCGTTTCATCTCCACCCAGATGCGCCACGCTGGAATGTAAAGGTCTGGCACGCCTTTGGATACACCTTCGGCCTTGAGCCTCCCCGCCACGCTTGGCGACCTAGCCCCGCCATTTGGGATGGCAAAGATCCGCACGCCCTTGTACGTCTGCCGGAACCAGCGTACAAGCTCGCGCTGCTCCTCATGCTCGGTTGGGAGGCGGTCGTCGGTCATTGCTGATCCTTCCATAGCGCCCTTACGCGCTCCCATTCTTTCCGGTCGCAGCCCCATCCGAGCGGTTTGTGGCTTTCCTCGGCGGCGCGTGCCTGATCGTCGCTGGCAAATTCTGCTTCCAGGTCGCGCTTGATCACTGCCCGAGTGTTCTCTGAAAGCATAGGCCAGATGTTGACCAGCCAGTCCGCGCAGACGCCAACGACATAGGTCGAGCGCCCACAACAATACCGAAACGCTGCGATGACCATTAGGTCATCCCATCCCCAGCCCTGCTCTCGGGTGAGTTCTGGCTTTATGCGCTTTCTCACGCTCCCTCCGCAGATTCGTAAGTCATGGCAAAGATGTCAGGCTTGCACGGGTAATGCTCGCCCTTCACGCCTGTAATGATCCAATCGCCGGGAGTGACGATGTGGCCTCCTTCCAGCGTTTCGACCCAAAAGATAGGCATACCACTCAGAGTGGATTCAACAACGGCGGGATGATCGCCAATCTTCCAAAACTGAGTGGCCTCAATGACTACAGGCTTTTTGCTGAATTTCACGCCACCTCCTTCACAAACGTCCCATCCGGCATCAGCGTGCCCTTGCGGTCCTTGATCTGGTCATATTCGCCCCTAAGCACTTTTTCGATTTCCTCAATCTTTAGCTTGAGATCGACATTTTCCCACATCATTTTTCTGTAGTTATCCCATTGCTTTTCCGATCTATCGCGCTCGGCATCTAGCAATCGTTGCAGCCGCTCCATCTGTAACCGCTCTTTTTTCGTCATTGCCATGATCTAGTTAGCACCCGGTAAAATTTGCCGTCTTGTTTGTAAGTGATGGTAGCCGGTGCAGCGCCCTTGTTCATGGCATCGGCTATGCCATCAAGAGAAGTATCTTCAGCCGTTGGCGCGTTGCTACTTTGTTTTGCCACCCATAATGATTCTAGCGCCTTCTGGCCAGCATATCCAGTGTGATTGATCGGCAGATACTCGGTGATTGGTTTATCGCTCAAAGCGCCGTAGTACGTCACGGCGAGCATTTCCTTGCCCGATGCCTTGCTTATATGCTTACGCCAACTCCACTCTGTGACATCCATCTCCTGAGCCTCGATGCCCATAATGTCATCGGTGTGCAATGCAAACCGCTTAGGCTCTGGTGCTGGGAACTCAGCGCCGCACGCCGGGCACTGACGAGCGGAGATCGGGCAAAGCTCGTTGCATGTATCGCATACCTTGACTGGTGCCTCGCCTTCGCCAGATCCCGCTTTCTTTGGTGGCTGCACTGCCGTAATTGGGCCATGAGTCTCAACCACGCCAGCGAAGTCGAGCACTAGGCAGTGATCGGTATGGCTCTTTGGCCTCATGCCACGCCCCGCCATTTGCACGTAGAGACTCGGGGACATGGTGGGGCGAAGCATGGCAATCAGATCAATGTCTGGATAGTCAAAGCCGGTCGTCAAAACATTGGCATTGGTCAGCGCTCGGAGTTTGCCAGCTTTAAAGTCCGAAAGAATTGCGGCCCTTTCAGCCTTGGGCGTGTCGCCAGTCACACAAGCGGCAGCAATGCCGTACTCTTGCAAGACCTCGGCCACGTGATGAGCATGGGCCACGCCAGTGCAGAAAAACAGCCATGCCTTGCGATCTTCTGCTCTGGCGATCACCTCGCGCACCACGGCGTGATTCTGGTCGTCGGTATCAACGGCGCGTTGTAAATCGGCCTCGATGTACTCACCGCCGCGTTTTTTTACCTTTGACACATCAAGCCGCGCGCCTGTTACTTTGCTTCGCAGTTTTGACAGGTAGCCACGGAAAACAAGCTCCTCAATGCTCACAGGCTCGATAAGGTCGGCAAAGATGGCCGGTGCGTCGGTGATGAGGCCATGCCCGAGGCGGTAAGGCGTAGCGGTAAGCCCTACCACACGCAATGCCGGATTGATGGATTGCAGCTCGGCCAGAAAGGTGCGGTATCCACCCTCATCCTTGTGGCTCACCAAGTGGCATTCGTCAATCAACACCAAGTCAATATGACCAACTTCCTGCGCTTTGGTGCGTATTGATTGAATGCCGGCAAACGTGATCGGTTCGCCCAAGTCTTTACGCCCAATGCTGGCCGAGTAAATCCCCATCGGGACACCCTGCCAGTGCTGGCGCATCTTCTCGGCGTTCTGCTCGATCAGCTCCTTAACGTGTGTGAGCATCATTACCCGCGTATCAGGCCAGCTTTGCAAAGCATCTTTGCACAGTGCCGCGACAATGTGGCTCTTGCCTGAGCCGGTTGGCAGCACTAAGCAAGGGTT